TGATAAAGGCACTAAGTACTTTGAAGATTTTGAAACTATAATAAAGGTAAAGTCAAAACTAAAGGAGGGTATCTCCCCTGGTGATATATCTAAGCAGTTAAACATTAAGCCTGATGTGGTTGTGGATGTAAAAAAAGATGTAGCTAATAGTGAGGATGTATTTTGGGCTATCAGTGATAAGAAAGCTGTTAGTGTAGATCCTATGAAGTATCGTGACTTCTTATACAAGTATGGCTTTAATAAGTATTATCCTGAACGATCAGAGAAGCCTACATTTGTAAGGGTAATTGAAAACAAAGTTAATCTATCCTCAGTGGACCAGGTTAAAGATTTTGTCTTAGCCTACCTAATGAAGCAGAAGCAGGTAGATGTGTGGAATTACTGTAGCAAATCACCCTACCTCTTTACAGATGGCCACTTATCTATGCTAGAGCCGATTGGCTTAATGATGCTGCAGGATACTAAAGATGTAAGCTTCATACCTTACAGAAATGGAGTAGTTAAGATTACAAAAAATAAAATTGATATTGTGCCCTACATTGATATAGATGGGTACATTTGGGATAGGCAAATTATTGATAGAGATTACAAGCCTACTAAGACTATTGAAAATGATTTTAAGAGTTTTGTAAGCAAGGTATCTGCAGATGATGAGCAAAGGATAAATGCATTAGAGACTACCCTAGGATATCTACTGCATACCTATAAAGATAAAACAGATCAGAAGTCAATTATTTTTAATGATCAGGAAATAGATGATAATCCTAATGGAGGTAGTGGTAAGAGCTTAGTACTAACAGCCATAGGTAAGATTAGAAATATAGTTAAAATAGATGGTAAAGCATTCAACCCTCAGAAGAGTGACTTTGTATATCAGAGGGTAAACTTAGATAGTCAGATCCTGGCCTTTGATGATGTGAAAAAGAATTTTGACTTTGAGCAGCTATTTAGTTTAATATCAGAAGGAATAACAGTAAACAGAAAAAACAAAGATGAGATCTTTATCCCATTTGAACGATCACCTAAGATTGTGATAACTACCAACTATGTGATAAGTGGTGCAGGTGGTAGCCATGACAGGAGAAGGCATGAGATAGAGTTTAATCAGTATTTCAATGCTCAACGTAACCCATTAGATGAGTACGGTAGGTTATTATTTGACAGCTGGACTGTAGTAGATTGGTTAATCTTTGATAACTATATGATCAGTAACCTGCAGAAATTCTTATCAATGGGCTTAGTTAAGGCTGTAGCTATCAATGCTAATGACAAAAGGTTTATATCTTCTACTAACAAGGAGTTTTACGACTATGCAATAGAGGGTAATATCACAATGGATGTACTGCACTACAATAATATATCTATTCAGGACTTCCAAACATATACAGGAGGATGGCATGATTTGAATGCTCAGAGGTATCTTAAGATGGTTAATGAGTACTGCAAGTTTAAGGGGTATCACTTTGACAAGGGGAGAAGTGCAGTAGGTAGATGGTTTAAGATAACTAAGTTATGATACAGATACAATACGCTTTTAAGGATGGAATTAGATATCACATTAATGATCCATTAGTAGAAACAGGGCAAAGGTTTATATTGATAGTTGGTAGTATTGAATATCAAGTGTATCCTGCAAAAGGTGAAAAAAATAACCATCACTTTAGATCAATGCCAGGTGAATTTATAGAAATTGATAGAATTTTTCATTTGAATTGCCAGTATTATATTCAGGATAATAAAAAAGTAGAGTTAGATAATATAATAATTACATGTGATAAGGTATTACTAGAAGCTGAGGCAGCTAGATACATAAAAGCAAAGATACCTGATTACTCTATGAGGCCTGATTGCTTATTTTTAGATAGTGATGGTGAGATACTTTGCATAGTAGAAGTAAATGTAACACATGCTAAAGATGATAAGGATATAGAAAAAATTAAACATTATCAAATACCAACAATAGAACTAACTTATGGAAAACAAAAAGATAATTATCAGCAACCTATTAGAACTGAATGGTTATATTTTAGAGAGGAAGAAAGCTGCGAAATTGAGATTAGAAACAGAATTGCAGCAGGTCATATATCAATACAAGAAAATAGTTACGACTACTCAGAAACTTTACGAGAAGTACGAGATCACAAGCTTAGAGTTAGACCAAGCAGAACTATTGAACAGCTTACAGAACAAATTGAATTTGTTACAAACAGAATTAGATTTATTGATGCCTGTATTCAAAAAGCATTGGTATGATCCAAAAAGACAATTTATATATGCAGAACACTTAAAACAAAAAAAATGAACAAACAAAACAAACAGAGACTACATGAGCTCGAGGAGAAGTACATGAGCTATCGGTACCCATCTGCAGCAGGGCACATCATCCCCTTCACTAAGTACTCAGATGCTACAGCTAATGGGCTCACTAGATGCATTACTGACTTTCTTAACTTCTCTAAGCATCAAGCCGAGAGGATTAATACAATGGGTGTATTTAGGCAAAGCTACAGAACTGATGGCACTAAGACTGCAGGGCAATGGACCAAGGGTACAGGTACTCCAGGATCTGCAGATATATCTGCTACTATTTATGGTAGATCTGTAAAGATAGAAGTAAAGATAGGTAAGGATAAGCAGTCAGTGGTGCAGAAGCAATATCAGTTAATGATAGAAGCTGCAGGAGGTATCTATATTATCTCTAAGACCTTTGATGATTTTGTGGAGTGGTATGATCAATTTTGCGTAAAGTATGAAATATAAGTACTAATCTTAATTAAAAACTAAACTATGAAAGCAAAACTAGAATTTCACCTACCTGAGGATCAGGATGAGTTTAACCACGCTACCAATGGCTTCAACTATTATATGGCACTTGTGGAGATGGATGAGTGGTTACGAAGTGAGTACAAGTACAACGCTAAGGAGGAGATGTATGAGGTAAGAAATAAGCTAAGACAAATAATTTCTGAAAATAATGTTAAAATAGAATAATAAGTAGTATATTTGTAAACAATTAATTAACTAACCCAATGGAAAAAACAACAACTAAGGCTGTAAAGCCTCAGGAGGTTGAGCAGCAGCCTGCTCCCTTCTATGTTCGCCTTCACCAGGCAAAACAACTAATCGGTAAAGTACATAAGAATGCTACTAACCCACATTTCAAGAAGTCTTATGCTGATATCAATAGTATCCTAGAAACTGTTGAGCCTATCTTATTACAGCATGATCTGTTATTACTGCAGCCTATAGATGGTGGTAGTGTATGCACTCAGATAGTATGTATCTACACTGGCTTTAGTATCTCTAGCTGTATGGCTATGGACTTAACCCTCAATGCACAGAAGCAGGGGAGTCAAATTTCCTACTTTCGTAGGTACACCATCCAAAGCCTGCTCACTCTTCAATCTACTGATGATGATGGTCATGTAGCTACAACTGCTAAGCCTAAGATAGATGCAAAGAGATTTGCTGAGGCTGTTAAGGCTATAGCAGATGGTAAATTTACTGTAGATAAATTAAAGGATAGCTTTGACCTTACAGATGTACAGACTAATTCACTGCTTTTAATACCTATGATATGAAAATTAGATGCTCAGCTATAGGTAAGATAATGACCTCTTCTAAGACTAAAGGGGAGGTGCTATCACAAACTACTAAGACGTATATCCAGGGCTTAGCCCTGGCACACGTTTATGGTATCAGAAAAGAGTTTACTAGTAAGTATACTGACAAGGGCAATGAGTGCGAGGATATGTGCCTCAGCTTTGTAATGGAGCAGATTGATAAAGGCTTTATATTTAAGAATGAAGAGCACTTCACTAATGAGTGGCTTACAGGTACTCCTGATGTGGTTACTGATCAGGTGCTATTAGATGTGAAAAATTCATGGAGTGGATCTACTTTCCCCTGGTTTGACAAACCTGATGAATGCCCTAACAAAGACTATTTTTACCAACTGCAGGGGTATATGTTTTTATGTAATAAACAAGAGGCACTACTATGCTACTGCCTAACCAATACACCCCATGCCATAGTAGAGCAGGAGGTAAAGAGTGCACACTACAAGCTAGGGTTAATGGAGGAGAGTTTAGATCTTAGAGACCAGGTGCAAAAGCAGCACAGCTTTAATCATATCCCTGATGCTAAAAGAGTAAAGACCTTTGTAATAAAAAGAGATGATGAGGTGATAGAACAAATTAAGCTTAAGGTAGAACAATGTAGAGAATATTTTAACGAACTAATAACACAATTATGATACAAAGAGAAGAGTTTAAAGAGAAGGCTATACTAGTGGCTATGGAGGCACTAATGCTAAGCCAACAAGGGATAAGCCCTAACTATGTGGCTAAGAAAGCCCTAGAGTATGCAGAAGCTATCACACTAGAGGTGTGTGGTGAGGAGATTGTATGGCCTAGTGATAGGATCGTATGATCATCCTACTAACAATATTACTAACCCCTGCAGTTGTGTGGGGGTGGGTAGTGACTATCAATTATTTATTAACAAATTTTAACAATGATTAACATGGAAACTAAAAACAACACAGGTGCTATCTTCAAAAATGATAAGAAGACAAGCGAAAATCAACCTGACTACAAAGGGAAGGTAAATGTAAACGGTGCTGACATGGAGGTGGCACTATGGTTAAAAGAAAGTAAAGCAGGTACAAAGTACTTTAGTGCTACATTTCAAGAGCCTTATGTTAAACCTGAACGTGCAATCGTAACTGATGAGCATGATGATGATTTGCCATTCTAAATAATATTACTATATTTGGGCATGATATTACTAGCCCTTATACCATTAGCCTGGTGGTTTGTTAATTTTGAGCCTCTCCAAGCAACTATAGACTACTTTTTTAAGTATAACACAAAGTACCCAATAGCCATACATATACACTCTGCATTAGGATGTATTAAATGTGTGGCTTTTTGGCTTACTTTAATTTGTACCT